GCGAAAATGTTTTGTTTACCGTATTCGGTTATAACTGTCATTGATTTGAAAGATAGGTGAATGGCGATGATGAACTGTCAGGTCGCCATGTCTACCTACTTCTTCTTTGTACCTTTCTTAGGTGGTCTACCTTTCTTAGTTCCGTATGTTCCTGGTCCTGATGGTGCCATAATTAAAAGTTAATGTCTGATCGTTGTAGTTTTTCTATGATTGATTCGCGGTATGCAGGGTCGTCGTTATACCTTGGGTCTTCCATGGCTTGTACCATTTCCTGTTGACTCTTGAAGACATCTCCATCTGATCTAGGTGCTTTACCTGTGACCATCTGACCTTCTTTACCAACACCGTCCTGATACCTTAGAGCCATTGACTGAACTGCAAAGTATGCAGCTAAGGTATTACCTTGATCCATTACTGCATCAAATAATTCAATCTCTTGACTAGGTAAATTACCTTGCGCCCAACCAAGCATTTGGTTGTAGTTCTCCTCGCCTCCTACTAGACCTTGTATCTGATCAACGTCCTGATCAGTAAAGTCTCTGGATTGAGGTTCTTGCATTCTGTTCCTCTGTTCCATAGCCATCTTTGCTACTTCTACAGGGTCCATATTCTTCAGCTCTTCAAAGGTCTCCTCAGACAATGAGTCATTAGTTCCTTCTTCCCAAAGAGCATCTAATAAATTCGGCTCATAATCATCCGACCCTTCCTCGTCAGGTTCAATTTCTGATTCCTCTTCCTCCGAAACAGGCTCAGATTTTTCGCCCAATTTTCCTTCGAGTTCTTTATAAGCTTTCTCTAGTTCTTCAGCACTTGAATATTTACCAGCTAGTAAACCTTCCTGCTGACGTTCCATGTCCTCTCCAATTAATAGAGAGTCTTTTTCTTCTGTTGATAAGTCATCAACGGAACCAGCATTTTCAGTATTAACTACTGGCTCCATTGATAATGTTTGATCTTCGCTCATTCTTGCTCAGGTGGTTGTGGTTGATCACCAGCTAGTGCAGGGTTCTTAGAAGGATCCATCATTGGAGTCTTCATCATTGCTACTTGCTGTTCTTGTTGCTGTTGCTGCATAGCCATCTGTTGAGCTTGTTGCTCTTGACCTTGTATCTCTTCCATAGATTTAACTAGGTTCAATACGTCGATACCTTGTGATGCTGCTAAGCGTTTTATTACTTCCTCTGGATTAATAAACTTCTGTACTGCCTCTGGTCCCATTGTCTGAGAGATGACTGTTAGGAATTGACCTAAGCTCTCTCTATCCTGACCTCTACCTAGTGCATTAACACCAGCGATGATGGTAGGTTTAACAATGTTCTTTGGTAGTCTTGGTATCTTTCCAGACTTTTGAAATTGATTAAGTATTCTATTTAGATATGGTAGTAAGAACTCTGTAGTAAGCAGACTGAATAGTCCACCTAACTGTTGCTCCAACTCCATCTGTGTGAGGCGTACCTCTTCAGCTGTTGTTCGTTCACTTTGTCTGACTTGCATAACTAAGAACGCTTCATTAAGACGACGTTCTAGTTGTTGCATCATCTGGAATGCAGTACCGAAGTCTGCACTCTTACCTACCTGTACGACTCCTATGTCATCAGGTCTACCTTGCACGATTGCGCCGTTCCCTGCGTTAGCAAGGGTACTTGGTTTCGTCGTAGAGCTAGGTGAGACTGTGAAGACAACTTTCGCTGCAGCTGCTGACCCTTCCACTAAGGCTTGAGACAGTGCTTCTAATGATTTTAAGTCGCCAATAAACTGACCGACTCTTCCCCGTCCGTAATTCTCTCCATCTACTGAGTTAAATCTCAATGGAATCCAAGGACTAACGTCAACAGGGGATTTCCCGTGGGACTTAGGTAATATTTTATTGTGTACTTCCTGATGCCAGACGTATCTGTTGTTGTCTCGTTTGACATGGGTGTAAATGTCGCACTCGTCACTGTTATCAGGATCGCTATCAACTACAGAGTCATACTGTTTAAGTACATCCTCTGGTAATTGATCCTCTATTAGTTTCTTAGCAATGGTTTCTTTCGTTACTATTTCAATCACATTGCCGTTCCCATCTCGTTCTACGACGTAGCGATTCAAAGGATATACTTTCAAACCATCCTTACCCATATAGACCAAGGCATTACCTGCTACTACTAGATGTAGGAGAGCTTCATGCACTATGACACGATCATTAGATGCTGCTACAGCTTCTAAGATAGTGCGTTCGATCTTTGCAAATGATAAGTCTAGTTCTGATTTAATCTCTGGAGGAAACTCCTCTCCAAGTTGTGTGTCATCTACTTGTAGCTTGAAGAAGCTTGTCTGTACAGGGAGCATTGACTGCATTAGTTTTGCAGCCAACGTCACTGAACACTTAGCTCCTACTGATTGCCACGGAGTAGGAAGATGACGCATACCTTTTTGGTATGAATCCTTAGTGATTAAATATGGAAGAGTTAATTCCGATCCTTGTTCTGCTTCGTCTAGAAACTGTGTACGTTCGCTTGATAAATAGTCGTATCTAGATTTTGCTGTCATTGTTAATTAGTATTTAATAAACCAACTGTGTTGTCATTGGACGAACTACCTGATCCAAAGTTATCTTTAAACCATGTACCCATACCTTGTAGCTGTTTCATAGGATCGTAAGCAGCTTGTACACCACCTGGACTCATACCGCCATAACCGAATTGACTACCGCCGTAGCCACCTCCGCCCATTCCACGTCCACCACCCATGACATTCATAAGCATCATGAACTTCATGAAGTCACCCATGCCATCAGACTTAGTTTCTTCTTTTGCATCACCTTGTAGGAATTTCTTAAAGGCATCTGCATCTGCAAACTGATTCCACCAACCGTCTGTAGGTGTAGTTCCATCTGTTTTTTGACCAGGAAGAATAGGATTAGCCGTTACATCTTGATCTGCAAACTGGAAGTAACCTCCATCAACCTGTCGGGAAGCTGGTAAACCTAACTTACCTTCTTCAGGTTTAGGTATTGGTTGGTATGTGTTAGCAGCTATTTGATTTAAAGTATCAGCTGAGTTTTGACCTGCTAAAGCACCTCCTGGTTGGAAGTGTTTCGCATACTCCTGACCAGCTACTCCCTGAGAGTAAACTGATTGGTCTCTTTTCACACCTCCTGGTCTTACGACTCCATCTCCAGCAAATGATTTAGCTTCTGCTGAAGCTCCTAACATTCGTGCTACTTCATCTCTTGAATGAGACGTAGGGTTCTTAGCCATTTGGTCGAGCCAATAACTAGCTCCACCTTTTGTTTTTGTATCAGCGGATCTTCCAAACTTAGAAAGGTATTGCTGGTTTAACCAGTCTGAATCTGATTGTTGTGGTCCTGAGCCACTACCTGTTGATGGACTTATAGTTACTGACATGTTTTTCTTGTTGTTGTTGTAAATTGCTTGGTCGTTTTTATACTGAGTATCAAGTGCCTTCTCTTCAGCTTTCAGTTGAGCTTTTTTATCGCGAATAAGTTCTGAGTAACGAATAGTCTCAGCTGGATTAGAAGCCATCGCTTGTTGTAAGGTTGCACCCTCAGCCAGTTGATTGGCATACAGTTTTGATGCAGCAGCGATTGTCATACCAATGTTGTTTGAGCTAGGACCGCCACCTCCTTTACCTCTGTTGCCGTGTCCGTGTCTTGGTCCTCTAGATTTTTTACTTCCTGTATGACCTTTACTACCTGAACCTCCTCTTCTTCTGCTCTTATTGCCTTGACCCATATCTATTCCTCACTGACTCGATCTCTTAGCCACTCCACAACAGAGCGTTGACCTGATTTGTACATAATTGCTCCTATATCTTCTTTAGGATGTGGGGTTACAGGTGGAAATTTCTCCTCCAATTCTTGAAGGATTGACTCTAAGTTTGGTCCAAGTATGGACTCAAGAGTATTGGGGTAGGTTGACATTGCTATGTTCAAAGAAGGCTGGCATTCTTGCTGACTTAGTTTCCGAAAGCTCTGGAGCCTTGCCGTTATACATAAGGTTATCGCTTGAATCCAGCCAGAATTTTTTGCTTAAATACTTATCGCCATAGGTATTCTTACCTAATGGCTCCATGATCCAGTTAATTGTGGCTTTCCTAAGTTTATCCAGAGATTGACTAGGAGTAAGACCCATATCAGCACATACGAGGCTATTAGTGGCCACGTGTATCTGTTCGTCTCTGGATATATCAGCTGATACCGTTCTGAGACCAGCATCACCATTAAACCTAAACATAGGCAGTAGAACAAAGAATATAGCACGTTCAATAACTA